GATTATTCTGTATGTACTCAACAGTTAAAATACCTGCTCCATTACCAGAACCTGGTGAAATGAAAACAATAGTAGTGTCAGATGAGCCAGTGTTTTGCCAACTAGCTTCTGTTCCTGTTTGAGCTGCTCCTACTCTGTGGTTACCCACAGATGATACAGTTAAACCATCTACGAATAAATCAGTGTCTGCTGAAGTTCCGATATCAATAGTGTTAGTTCCGTTGTCAAACGCAGTTGTAACTAAAACATAAATGTTAGTTATTTGTGAGTTTGCAGGGATCACAATAGAAGTAGTTCCAAAAGCATTTACTTCTGTTACTGCTGCCGATTGTGCCATTGATACAAATCCTAAATTTGCATTAGGTGCATCTTTTTTATCTCCAGCTTTAATTGGGCCAGAAAATGTTGTTGTAGCCATAATATCCTCCTGTATAGCGTTAAGTCATACAATCTCTATACCGTCTGCCTAGTCAGTTTGCATGACAATTAAATCTAGGTATTTTTATTATACTCCTTTAATACCTTAAAGCCAATACTATACGAAACGAGCGTTGAAACTCAACCCATATTTAGGATTTTTTTCATCAATTTGTCTTAAACACTCATGTTTAATCCAAGAGGGGAATAATACAAATCTACCTGGTTCTGGTTTTATTTTTTTATTGAATTGTGGAAAATCTAATGTCTGTGTATGACTATTTAGATACAGGGCCCCCGACCAACAATATCCTCTATGATTGTGGCTTTTCGTGTATTCAAATATTCCAACTTTATATCCCCATGCATCTTCCATTTTATACGCAGGTAAATTTAAATTTTCATCAAAATATTTAATGAAGTTCATAGATATTTTTTGAAAATATGGATCGTTTAAAAAGAATTTATAATTGGTCATTGATCCAATAATATTAGTTTTATAATTATTGTTATCTTCTTGTTTTATTCCTTCTTCTATTTTTTCTATAAAATAGTTGAAATCAAAATTTAATTTACCTGTTATGAAAAAAGATTTGTCTTCTATTGGTTTCTCTATGTGGAGAGTTATTTCCATGGCTTTGATTACCATAAAAAAAAGGGCAGTGCAAATTAATGCACCGCCCTTAATCTGTGCGTCTAACTATTAACTAGTTGGTAGATTTCCGTTACCAAAGACACATCTTGGATCTGAGAACCCAAATGAGTATCTTTCTCTAGCTTTAAATCTAACGTTACCAGTATCGAAGTCCCCTTCTAAAGCAGTTTTAATTGGGCTTCTTTCGAAGTGTTTAAAACCATTAGGAACATCTGTCATCAAAAAGAATGAGTCTGTGTCAGTTAAGAAGTTATTAATTCTGTAACCTTCTGGAACCATTCCCATGTTGTTGATAGCGTTGATGTCATTGTCAGCAGTACCTACTCTTTGAGGAGATTTCATCAATCTTTCAGCAGTAAATTGTAATTCTTTTGGAATTATCATTTTTCTACCATTAAGAGCGATTTTTAATCCTCTTTCATCTACGAAACCTTGAATGTCGATTAGAGATTGCTCTAATGAAGTTTCGTTTAGGTCAGCCGCAGTTGCCAATACATTCGAGAATGTACCACCATTTGATAATGGGTGGTTACTCGCAATTAAAGGCACTCCGTCACCACCTGTTACAGCAGTGAATTGTGCTTGGTTAAGCACTTGTGCAGCTTTTACTTGCTTCGTGTTAGACATAGATCTTGCTAAAGCTCTTGTGTATCTTTGAGCAAGTCTGTCATATAGGTTATCTTCAATTGCTTCTTCAGTTATAGCAAATGCTAAAGCAATAGTTTCGTGTGTGTATCTAGCTGTGAAAGCTTCATTAGCTTGATCGAACACGACCGAAGCACCTTCTTGTTTAGTTGGTGCACCAGCGAAACCGCTTAACATTACTTCTTCTTCAAAAGCTCTGTCAGATGCTTCAGTAGTATAGATTTCCGCATGTTGGTTATCATATCTACTGTACTCCAGGCCGAATAAGGCATTCAAACCTGGCTCTAACTCTTTAGTTAGCTGTTGTCTTGATATAGCCATAGTCTATTTCTCCTTATTAAATACCTGTACCATCACGGTAAAAGTGTTTGTTGATTCTAACTAGAATATTAGCATTAGCGTTACCAACGTCACTGTTATTAGGATCTTGAGATATATCAATCGCCTGTATAACAAATGATGCGTTAGTTCCACTAACAGAAACATCAAGTTGTACTTCTGATATTCCAGTTTTTGTAGAACCCGTTGTGTTAGTTACGGAATAGTTTCTAAAAATGTCCGCTCTTGCAAAAGTCGCATCAGCATCCATCAAGAAAACCGCATCTGGATCATCCACTACAAACGCTGTAATGTCTGAAGCCACAATGCTTCCAGGATAGAAATTGCTAAAAGTCGGCTTTTGAGTAGTAGGGTCAGTGTAAAAACAACCGTTGAATACACCCACAACAGATGTTGAATTGTTCGCAGTATGTCTTTCGATATTACCTGCGGTTACTGGAATAACCAGGTCACCTTGGAAAATCGCAGTTCCATAGTTACTTGCAATTGTGTATCTGTTCTGAGCACCAACCAATGGGGTTCCGTCCAGTTTTCTGTATGGTCTTAGACCAAACTTTTCTGCTACGTTTGCCATAGTTATATTACTCCTTTATTTACTTTGTTTATATTTAGCCAACCCTTAGTAGGAATAACAAAAAGATTAGTTTTTGCGTCCACCACCAAAGGTAACTCTTTTCTGCCTATCAATATTGATCGGCATACTAGGATGTTGCTCCTTCAATAGATCGTTGTCGACACCTTTAATTTGATCTTGAGTAAGTCTTGCAAAATACTCTTGTCGCTGTCTTAAGATCTCTGTCGGTATCCTTGCCAACACAAGGCCTCCAATTCCTATGCAACCAGTATATTTCCCTTCGGATAAAATCGGATATTTGTTTATATCGGGATCATTTTTCAATTCTTCCGCTTTAACAAATTCCCAACCTTCTCTAAGTTTCTTAGTCACATTAGATGTGTCTTCAAAACCTTGCACATTGGTTCTTATCCATCTGTGCTCATATCCGTTGGGTGCTTTGGGTGCATCCAAACTAGACGGTAACGTCCAAGTCTTTTTTCGTTCATTCACGTCCCTAGACTCAGCGTTGCGTGAAGTTCTTTTTATAGTATCGTTCATTGAGCCTCCTTCACATATTTAACGTACTCTTCAAGTGGCACACCTAATCGTTTAGCTATTGCTACCTGTGATTTGGTGAGTGTCACAGTTTTGCGTCCGACTTCTTTTCTTCCAGCAGAAGCAACAGTCTGGACAGGTTTTGCTTTCTGCTTAGCTTCGACAGCTTCAGCAGGTTCTTTCAAACCTTTTGCTGCCAAAATAGGGTCTAACCTCTTTTCGATTTCATTATAATACTCATCTGTGTCGACTTCAATACCCTCTTGACGAATTTGTCCGTCTAAGGCTACTGCATAAGCCGTCAGTGCAGGATCTTTATCATAACCAAACCATTTGCTATGTTTTTCTTTAAAAGTCATAGCTTTTTCAGATGGAGTAGGAGGTTCTTGTTGTTGAGGTTGATTTTTAGCTTTTTCTTCATCCTCTTTCTTCTTTGCCTCAGCAGCTTCAATAGCAGCCTTTCTCTCCTCAGTTCTAATTTTTGCTTTTTCTTTTTGTACAGCTAATTGTGTAAGCTGATCATTAGCTTCCATAATTTTATCTGTATCATTAGCTTCAATAGCAAGTTTAAGATTATTTTTAACTTGTTCTCTCTGAGCATCTACTCTAGCTTCAAACTCTTTTAGATAATTATCAGACTCAACATTGTATCTTTTCTCTATTGTTTCTAATTTCTTTTTCATTCCTGTTGCTAATTCTTCAGCAGCAGCTTTTTGTCTTTCAGCTTCTTTAGATTTAAAAGTTAATTTATCTATTCTTCTATTTTGTTGTTTGTATTTTTTGTAAAGACTTTTAAAATCTTTTTCAGAAAATTCTTCAGAAGTTTCTTCACCTTCTATTTCTTTTCCTTCAGTTTTTAATTGTTCTTTTACTTCTTCAACTTTATCTTCTTCGACTTTGATTTCTGGTTTGTCATCTTTTTTATCTTCCTCTTCAGAAGTTCCGTGATCCGTGTACCCTAAATCAACTTCTCCAAAATCAAGTTTTGGTGATTCTTTTTTCTCTACATTATTAGCAGACTCTTTAACCTCAACGGTTAAGTCTTCTTGCTTCACGTCATCTGTATCGATTTCGATATCTTTTTTTGTTGGTTTTACCTGTTCTTCAGCCATCATCTTTTCTCCTTAATATAATGTTGCTATATCCTCTGGTTTTTGGATGACACCAATTATTTCATCGTCATTAAGAATTCTATGTTCGCCCCATTTATTTTTAAAACGAGATCCTGCATATCTACCATACATCACGAATTGTCCATTCTTGCACCACGGGCCAAGGGGAAATTTTTCCTTATCACGATAGCAAAGATTACCCATTTTGATTACTAATCCGACAACTGTTGTTGCTTGAATAGTTTCAATTGTAGTATCTGCTAACAAAATTCCGCCTTTGGTCTTTTGTGTACCTGCAAAGGGACGAATGAGTAAACGATATCCAGTTGGATCTGGTAATGAAGAAATATATTCCTCTTTTTCTTCTTTTGTTTTTGGAACAACGAAGTTATCTTCTTTAATAGCTATGTTTTTATCAGTTTTTGTCATCTTCATCTCTGAGCAATTCACTCAGATCCTCCTTTAGCGAATCAAGTGAATTAATTTGTCCCCTAGAATACTGTAATTTCTCATAATTGTCTATACTCCCGTATATTACTTGTTCACCTATCTGTTTTATTTTTTTATCTATGAGTCTTTTGATTTCTCTTACAGTTTCGATGTCTAAAGGCGGCATTAATTGGGTTATGTCAGAAAAAAAATTTTAAATCAAGTTATCTTTTCTTCATAATCTCGGTTCCCTTAATACCATACACAGCTCCGACTACGGAAATGAATAAAATTTGGAACCACATGGGCATATTTTTGAAATATTCAAAAAATAAATCAATTTTTTCTTTAATTTGAGGATCGTCACTGAAAACTGACCAAATTAACAACAACACGGGAGCCGAAACTAGCAATAAAACGAATTCGTCTTTCCACGATTGCTGTTGATCAGTTTTAATTAGCGTTTGGTATTCAATTTCACCTGCTGCCATCTTTTCTGCGTGAAGTTTGGAAGCGTCTGACATCAATCTCTTGGTGTCTTGTTTGTTTTTGTAGATATGAGCCCCAGTCTTCACTGCCATACCCAGTAGGTTTAACCAAGCCATAGTATTTCTCCTTACGTCTTTTACACATATACGGTATCATTTCTTGTAAACAATTCCAAGCCTTATCTCCAGTCAATTGCCATCTAAAAAGTGACTTATGATTTACCTTTTTTCGATCAATAGCAAAAAAATTACCGCCCCACATTTCATGAAAACGTGAAATCATGTCTGCATCTGTTGTTTCTACCTTTACTTGGAGTGATCTAGACTTATTTTTACCCTTACTCCAGAAGCCAAAGCTTCCTTCTCCATCAAATAAACCAGATAAAAATAATTTTTTTTCTTTTTTAGCTAATTTATCGTAACCCGATAAACTTTTTTCCAGAAATTTGTGCTGATGAGATACCTTTGATCTCTGATCTTGAACCTTTTTCACGATGCGGACAACCTCCAGTTTTTAGTTTCACAGGTGGAACCTGTGGATTAGGGCCTTTTTTAGGTGGAGGCCCACTTTCAACACCACCAGATAATCCTCTACGTTTATTTCTCATACTAAATATTTATTAATGTCTTGAATTTTGCCTTGTGCTTTTAATTTTTTTAAATCACCCTTTGTTAATTTACTAAAATCAATTGCTTCTTCTTTTAAAACTAAAGGTTCTTCTTGTTTAGTAGGCGTAAATAATTTTTTTAACCATTTCCACATCAGTTTTTTTTCCTTTTTAAATATTCTGTAAAACTTTTATTAGATTTATTAATATCTTTTTTTAATTTTTCTGTGCCTTTTTTAGAATATATTTTTTTCATTCCCTCTGTAATTTCTTTACCCATTTTACCAATAATTTCTTTTCTGTTTTTAATAAGTTTAGGAACTTTTTTTGCAACTTTAGTTATAATTGTCCGAGAAACAGGGTTCATTAATAAACCTCCAGCTAATTTTTTTTCTATTTTTATTCTGCCGTTTTTCATTAGTTTCTTCTGTTTATTTCTTTTATTCTTGCAATATCTAATTTTTCTTCTGCAACTCTAATACGTTCTCTTTGACCTTGTGCTGCTTGATCTAATTTAGCTTGTTCAATGGAAGTATCAATCATACTTTCGTTTTGTTTTCTTTGCTCTTCCATTTCAAACTCGTTTGATTTTCTCTGCATGTCCATAGCTTTTAAATCTAGCTCTCTAGATTTTAATGCAACTAATGGATCTTGTTGACCGCCTTCTGCTTGAACAAGCGTTGCAGTTAATTCAACAACTCTTTGTGCTACCATAGCATTGTATTGCACCGTCCAGGCTTCGGGATCCGTGTTTGAAAGTTGCACGAGCATCGGATCTTGGGCCATTGCTTCAACAACTTCTTGATTAGCTTTCATAGATATATGTTCTGATATATGAGTTTGTAATAAAGCATACACTTGCGGATTTACTTGAACCATTCTTGATTTCATAAATGCCATATGAGCTTTTATGTGAGCTTCGTGATCCTGTGTAGCAAAAACTTTTAAAGGTTTTAAATTCATAGCATCTGAATTTTCTAAAGCTGGATCTTTTGGAATTGGTTGTTCAATAGGTTTTAATAAACTATCGATAGCCTCTGTTCCTAATGCTTCGTAAACTCTTCTATAAGCTTCTCTTACATCATGAAGTTGAGGATTACTCATTGCTATTTTTAATTGTTCATTCGCTAAAGTAACTCTTTGTGCAACTGAAAAAGTGTTTGGATCTGCAACAGGAATTACATCAACTCTATCATCAAAGTCTGCTGCTTTGATCATTTGATCTGCACCATAAACTTGATACGGATAAAGTGGTGGTAGATATTGTGCAAAAAGCTTATGAAGCATTCTGAATTCTTGCCTCATAGAATAGTAACATCTTTTGTGTATAGCAGACATGACTCTTGAGCCTCTCTCTAAAAGAGCTAAAGTTGATCCGACCGCTCTATTCTGAGCGTCCTCCCCAACAGCCATGTCTGCAATGTTAGCGAACCTTTGTCCAGCATTGACTACAAAACCTAATAAGCTGTACAAAGTTTGAGAGGGTTCTTTAAATGGTAAAATTTGAAATTGATCTCTAATGTTTCCTCCAGGTGCATCTACGTCCCTAAACTCTCCTGGTTGAAAAGGTTGGTCGTCATCCCTAATTCTAATACCTCTTGATTTAAATCCTGCTGGTAAATTTGCTAAAGTTCCAG